GCAACTGTTTAGAGGTGATTAATGTCATTAGGTGAACAGATTGCATCTAGACGTATAAAAGAAAAAAGAACTATTGAAGTTCCAGAATGGGGAGAAGATAATGCTCCATTAATTTTATATGCTAGTGCTATAACTGCAGGTGATATTAATAAGTTGCAGAGAAAGCATAAAAACTTTCTAAATGATATGACTGTAGATGGAATGGTTGATCTTATAATAATGAAAGCTGAAACTAAAGATGGTGAGAAAGCATTTACATTATCAGATAAACCTTTTCTAATGAGTGAACAAGTAAGCATAATTGCAGAACTATCGGCAAAGATGTTTGGTGATATTGTTTCTTTAGAGGAACAAGAAAAAAACTAAAAAGCGATTTGTTAAGGTTTAATTTATTAGCTTTGGCAGATCGCTTACACAAAACAGTTGATGAAGTTGAACATTTAACTTTATCAGATATAAATGAATGGCAAGCATATTTTAAGGCAGTAGAAGATGGCAAACCAAAATCTTAAAGTAACACTTTCAGCAGTAGATAAAACAAGAAATGCTTTTAGAAGTGTTGGCAGAGGTTTAAAAGGTATTGCAGGTTCAATACTAAGTGTTAAAACTGGTTTAATTGGATTAGCAGGTATTGGTGGATTCGGTTTATTAATTAGATCATCTTTAAAGAGCATTGATACTTTAGGAAAAACTGCATCTAAATTAGGAGTTACAACTAAAGAATTAGGTGCTTTACGTTTTGCAGCCGAAGTTTCTGGTGTTGAAATTCGTACTGTTGATATGGCAACACAAAGATTTACTAGAAGATTAGCTGAAGCAGCTAATGGATTAGGTGAAGCTAAAGGTGCATTAAAAGAATTAAATCTTGATGCAACTGAATTGTCTAAATTACCATTACAAGAACAAATGTTAAGATTATCAAATGCATTTGGTGAAGTTGAAAGCAGTTCTGAAAAAGTTAGATTAGCATTTAAATTATTTGATAGTGAGGGTGTTGCATTTGTAAACATTCTTAAATTAGGCTCTGATGAATTAAGTAAAATGTTCAAAGAAGCAGATGATTTAGGATTATTATTATCTGGTTCATCAGTTAAAGGTGTTGAAAAAGCTAATGATGCTATTTTAAAATTAAGTAAATTATTTAAAGGTATAACAGATCAAGTTGTATCAGCTTTAGCACCTGCCTTAGAATATTTAGCTACAATCTTAAAAGATAAAATATTAGATACTATTAAAGGTTCTAATGAAAATGTAAGTGCTTTTGGAAGAACATTAGCAGGTGAATTTTTGCAATCACTAAAAACAGTTGTTTTAGCTTTGCAAGGATTTTTAAATGCAATGGTTGACGTTATGAATGCCATTATGGACTTTTCACCTTTTACAAGAGATGTTTTTAAAAACTTTGATAGAATAAAAGAAATTAATATTGATTTTACTAAAATGGATGAAATCATTAGGAGAGTAGGCACAAGGCAAAAAGATTTGACAGAAAACGTCAAACAAAGCACTAAAGAATTAACAGTAATGCAACAAGTTCTAAATGGTGTTACAAATGGTGTTAAAAAATATCAAGACACAACAGATAATTTAACTCAATCTATTGAAAAGATGACTATTAAAGCATTAGGTGGTTTAGAAGAAAGTTTATTAGGAATAATGAAAGGCACAGTTTCAGCTAAAGATGCTTTTAAAGATATGGCTAACTCTATAATTAGTGATTTAGCAAGAATGTTAATAAAAAAATATATAACAGATCAGATTTTTGGATTTGTGACAACTGCAATAGGTGGATCATCTGGATCAACAACACCTACTGGAAAAGCTATAGGTGGTTCAGTTCAAAGAGGGAAACCATATATGGTTGGAGAAAGAGGTGCAGAGTTATTTGTTCCTAATAGAAGTGGTTCTATTATTCCTAATGATAAAATGGGTGGTGGTAGTGTTGTTGTTAACCAAACAATTAACCTAAGTACTGGAGTTGCACAAACAGTTAGAGCAGAAGTTTTAGGAATGATGCCACAAATAGCTGAAGCTGCAAAAGGTGCAGTCTATGATGCTAGGCGTAGAGGTGGACAATTCGGATCAGCATTTGGAGCATAAAAGATGGCAATAACATATCCATTAACATTACCAACAGTTACAGGTGTTCAGTCTGTTAATTTTATTGTTAGAAATTCAATAGGTGCAACTCAGTCTCCTTTTACTTATGAGCAACAAATATTTAAAAATCCCGGTCAAAGATTTGAAGCTGATATAACATTGCCACCTATGTCTAGAGCAGATGCTGAAGTTTGGAACACATTTTTTATTAAGCTATATCGGCAATATGGAACGTTTTTATTAGGTGATCCAAATAGTGCAACACCTAGAGGAACTGCATCTAGTTCTGCAGGAACACCATTAGTTAATGGAGCAAGTCAAACTGGAGATACATTAAACATTGATGGAGTACCAACAAGTCAAACTGGTTATTTAAAAGCAGGTGATTATATTCAACTAGGTTCTACAAGTAGTGCAAGAATATATAAAGTTTTAGATGATGCAAATAGTAATGGCTCTGGTGAAGTTGCTTTAACAATTTATCCAAATTTAAGATCATCACCATCTGATGGAGAAACAGTTGTTGTATCAAGTGCAGTTGGTTTATTTAGATTAACAACACCAACACATAATTGGGCAATTAGTACAGATGGATTTTATTCATTATCATTTGGAGCATCTGAAGCAATATGAGTAGAGGTATAACAAATGCAGTAAATACAATATTAGAAAGTGATAATTTATCACCATTTTTAGCAGTAGATTTAGCATTTGATGGAGGTCATTTTGTTGCTTGGACAGGTTATGGAGATATTACTTTTAATGGCACAACTTTTTTTGGTGGTGGCGATTTTCTTAATGTTTCTCAAATAAGTGAAACTGCTGAAATACAAGCTAATGGAATTAACGTAACATTATCTGGGATACCATCTGATTTAATATCAAGTGCTTTAAATGAAACATATCAAGGTAGACCTGCAAAGTTATATTTAGGAGTTTTAGATGCTAATGGTGCAGTCGTTGCTGATCCTTATTTAATGTTTAGTGGTCGTATGGACACAATGAGCATTAAAGATAGTGGTGATACTGCAAATATAAGTTTAACTGCTGAAAGTCGTTTAATTGATTTAGAAAGAAGTAGAGAAAGAAGATATACATCTGAAGATCAAAAAATAGATTATCCAAATGATAAAGGATTAGAATTTATTGCTGATTTACAGAATAAAGAGATTGTATGGGGAAGATAAATGGGTCTTTTTAATGATTTCGTTAAAGCACTTACAAATCCGGCAACATTAATCACAGTTGCTGCAGCAGTTTATTTTGCACCTGCAGCAGTTATTGCAGCAGCAGGTGGCACAATGTTATTTGCAGCTAAAGCCTATGTGATTTCAGCCGCAGCATCTGCAGCAATGCAATCTTTAGCACCAAAACCAAAGTTACCTAGTTTTGCTGATTTTTCAACTCAATCAGTAAATAGAACACAAATGATAAAACAACCAACTGTTCCTAGAAGAATGGTTTATGGTGAAACAAGAGTGTCAGGTGTTTTAGGATTTGCTGAAAGTACAAATGACGATAAATATCTTCATCTAGTTATTTTAATGGCATCACATGAAGTTAATTCTATTGGTCAAATATATATAAATGATACTGCTATAACTATTAATGGTAGTGGTAATTGTACTGCACCAACACAATATGCAAATCTAATTAGAATTAAAAAACATTTAGGTGCATCTGATCAATCAGCAGATACAGATTTAATTGCAGATAGTAATGGGAAATGGACAACCAACCATAAACTAAGTGGCATTGCTTATGTCTATGCCAGATTAGAGTTTGATGCAGATGCATTCCCAAATGGATTACCAAATATATCAGCTATAGTTCAAGGTAAAAAATTATATGACCCTAGAACATCTTCAACTGCATATTCAACAAATCCTGCATTAGCTATTAGAGATTATTTAACAGATAGTATTTATGGATTCAATGCATCAACAGATGAAATAGATGACACTTCATTTACAACTGCAGCTAATGTATGTGATGAAAATGTTACTTTATCTGGTGGTGGTACTGAAAAAAGATATACAGTTAATGGAACTTTTGAAAGTAACGGAAGTCCAAAAAACATATTAGAAAATCTAGTAACTCCTATGGGTGGTGAAGTTATATGTTCTAATGGAACATTTAAAGCAAAAGCAGCTAAATATGTGT